GATTTAAATGTATTAAGCAGATTACAAAAAGAAGCCTTATTGCCGCTAACGGAAACGGTGGCAACAAAAGAGAAAAAGTATTCTGTAACCAATACGCAATCAATAAAGACCTAAAAAGGACAAGAAGAAATGCCAATTGAAAACCAGTTTACCGCAGACATGACATGGGAAAACCAGGGATCAGTGTGGCATCTGGATCATATCTATCCATGCTCAAAATTAAAATATAGCAGCGTTCACGATAATAATTTTAAAAAGTTATGGAGCTTAGACAACCTGCGTCCGCTCTGCAAACATGAAAATATGAAAAAGTTTAATAAAATAATACATAGCGGTGAAAATGAAGAAAAAAGAACTTAACTACTCCGCCTTAGATGCTCTATTGCAATTCAAGACAACCAAAAAGTTTTGCGCTGATTACCTCGAGGTCTCAGAGGACACAATTGAAAGGAGGCTTCGCGAAGACCACGATATGACATTCAAAGAGTATCACGCATTAAAAATAGGCAGAACGGCTATCAAGCTCCAGCAACAAGCAATAGACATGGCTTTTAAGGGTAACACCACATTGATGATATTTGCTCTTAAGAATCTAGCTGGATGGTCTGACAAGATTGAGAACACAGTTGATACCAAGGAAAACTTAATAAACATGGCGTATGATCCAAAATCAAAAAGAACTTCCTAGCTTTAGTTAGTACAATCCACACCTTTTACCGTGGACATCTAAAGCGATAGACGAAGTATTCCATGACTATGACTACACTAAAGGAATCCATGAGGTTCTATGCTCTGGAACTGTAGGTAGTGGCAAGTCTTTATTTGGGACTCATATAGCTATTAGATGCTTAATGGAAGATAGGAACGCTTCTTGCTTATTAGGACGTGTTTCGTTACCTGATGCTAAAGCAACAATAGCCGAGACTTTTCACGATCATCTGGAAGGTGACTTTGTAGAGGGTACTCATTTTGAATTTAATAAAGTTAAACAGAAGTGGGACTTCGTTAACGGGGCATCAGCTCAGGTTCAATCCTGGCACAATAAAAGATTTAAGTCGTTTCGATCTTTCAAATTATCTATCGCTCTCATTGAAGAAGCCACTGAGAATGATGGTGAGTACTGGGAAATCTACGACACTCTCTACTCCAGGCTTGGTAGGTCTGGCTCTGTACGCAATCTTCTTATTACCCTTACTAATCCTGATAGTCCCGCACACCCTCTCTACAAGAAAATGATACTAGGGTCAGAGAATGACCCTCTTAAACACGTGTATTACTCTGATGCTAGAGAAAATCCTTTTCTACCTGAATGGTATATCCCCAACTTGATGAAGAACCTATCTCCAATTGAGATAGCCAGGCTAATCGAAGGAAGATGGGTAGAAGATCCCAAAGGAGGTATTTATTACAACTACTCCAGAAAGCGAAACTTTCGAAGTGACGTTTATATCTTCGACCTTAATTACCCAATTGATATCATGCATGACTTTAATATCGGAGTTGGTAAACCCATGTCAGCGGCTGTTGGACAACGAATTAACGGAATCTTCCATATCGCTAAGACGTTTATTATCGAAGGCGCAGACACTAACGACATTATGCGAGAGATTGGAGAGTCAGGAATTTTATCCAGAGGAACTTACTATAGAGTTTTTGGAGATGCTTCAGGTAAATCTCGAGACCCTCGAAGTAAAACTACAGACTATGAGATTATAGAGACCTTCTTAAAAAGAAATAAAGTCAACTATGAGATGTGTGTTCCTCGTGCAAATCCCCCAATAAGGCGTCGACATAACCGAATTAATGCTAAATGTTGCAATTTCGAAGGAAAAGTCCAATTATATATATACAAAGAAGCTGAGCAGGCAGACGAAGGTTTGAGGCTTACTAAACTTAAAAAGGGTGGGCAATATCTAGAAGATGACTCTCTCGCCACACAGCACGTCACAACTGCGATTGGTTACTGGGTCGATTACCTGATAGAATACAATACTGAAAACAGCCCCGTCATTGAAGTAAGTTAAGGAAGACTAATGGCAGAAGAATTTGACCTCACCAATAAAGCGGTTATTTTAAGAATCTTAACCGAGACAGAAAAATCAGAAGACAAGAACAGAAGAAAGGCATCATTTGATGCTTATCAAATATACTCAGGAAACCAAAAGCCTTATGTTGTAAACGAGCTTATTAGAACTCGACCTAAGTCTTATCAGTCTTACACTGTCAGTGATATTTCTGTATCTAAGATGGTTACTGACAAAAGAGCCCAATCATATAACGAAGATCCTATTAGGTCTGTTGATGGGGATATGAATAAGACTGAAGCTCTCTCTGGTATCTACAAGCAAGCAGATGCTTTAAGAGAATTGCAGCACCATGATGTTGTGTTCAACCTGAATAGATACGATCTTATCTGGGTAAATTATCTCACAGAGAAGCAAAAATATCAGATCATGACTCTCCAGCCATACGAGTTTGTACTCGTATTCGACAAGGATACTGGTGAGCTTCTTATCGTGGGATTGTCTTATCCAGATATTGAAATAACACAGAATGCTAGATCAGGTGATGGTATCTCAGATCTTATTGCTGAATCACAAGCAGACTCTAGCGCATCAGGTCAGACATGGGTGTTCTGGTCTGATAATCAGCATGTAAAAATCAAGACTCGCCAAAAGCAAAATACTGTTGGTGGTGAGACACGTATGAAAATCGATATTGATTACATGCCTATTGAAGGGAATCCTGGGAATGTGAACCCATTAGGAGTTCTCCCTTTCGTTTACACATCATCAGATACTGCGATTGAAGAATATCCATGGTACTGGGATCATGACATTTAGTTATCCCGAATCCATGCATGGAAAGTTTGAGAGTAGAACTCATGGTCAGACACAGGCTGTTAATCTTCCTCAATCAGAAAAGGATGGAGCTCCACCAACTACATTTGATTACAAAACATCAGGCGCTCAGTTAGGGCCTATGATGGATGCTGACATGACTTATCTCAAGCAGGTTCTTAAAGAGCATGGAATTGAGAATACTGACATGTCACTAGACGGATCGTCTCCTGAATCAGGTATCGCCAAAGCTATTGGGTCAGCAAGTGTAATGAAAGCTATTGAGCGCAATCAGCAGTATTATACTAAAACAGAAAAAAAGATGTTTGAAATTATCAAAGCGTGGGACAAGCTTCTTGGTACAAGATTGTTTAGCGAAGAAGATGAGCTGCAAATTGTATTTCCCAAACCTAAGGTCATGGTGTCAGACAGAGAGACTTTAGAAAATATCCAAAAAATGCTTGACCTAGGGCTTATTGAAGAATGGGAAAAGTTTATCAAGATGGACCCTAACCTAAGCGAAGAAGAAGCCAAGGAAAAGCTAGAAAGAATCGAAGCGAGTAAGATGGCCAAGGCGCAATCATTTCTAGGAGGAATGAATGGCAATCAGCACGTCGGAATCAACGAAGAGAGTGAAACTGAACTTGAAAGGCTTGAATCCGGAGGAGAAGAGGAGAGCTAAGACAGAAGCTGGCAACATAATAGTTGAGGGCATAAATCAAATCCTTGATAGACACGATTCACCTGTAGAGCGCGGTCAATTTAAGCGAAATAAGAAAGATGGGCAACCTTCTAGCTTATTTGAATTCGGAGACATGAGAGCTCAAATCACTTTCGAGGAGCTTGATTCAGATCATATTGATGTAGGAATATTCTCTGATGCACCAGAAGTTGAAAGGTTTAAAGCGTTCAATCACAATACTGGAGATACTCTTCCTAAAAGAGAATTTATCGCTTCTCCTAACAAGCGATTTAAGAAAGAGATTATGGATAGGGTGGATGAAGCAATCGATGCTATAAGAGAAGATGCTGAGCAGAGACAAGAGATTGAGAATAACCTAGTCGAGACAGTCCTCACAGGAGAGGATCTACTGGATATCCTAAATGGCTAAAGTAAAGGTTTCTAATCAAGCAAATGTTATCAAGAGTCTTAACAAGCAATCTCAAAAGAAGGTTGTTCAGGCCATGACCCGTAATCAAGATCAGATTGTTGATGAGATAAACAGCACAATCCTATCTGGGCAATCACCTGTTAAAGGGAAGCGATTCAAGCAATATTCAGAGCAATATGCAGATAGAGAGAAAGATGGCAGTAGAACTCCGGTAAACATGTATGTAACAGGAGATATGCTTAATAGCCTTAGCGTGAAAGGTGTAAATAGAGGAAAATCAGTTTCTATTAGCTTCGCATCTCCTATTGCTGTATTTCACGACAAACTGGGTGCGGGAAGATCGAAAGTGATTAGAAGACTATTGCCAGATCCAACAAAAGGCGAAACATTTAAGTCTAATATTAATCTATTAATTAGAAGAATATTGAAGCGAGCATTTGGAAGCTAGTTTACAACTTATGCATAATGCATGAGAATTTTAATAATCCTACCGTCTGAACAGACATTAAAAGGCGAACGCCAAGGAGCAATTTATGTCAGAGCAAACTGCTGAACAGCACGAAGCTAAGCCCGAAGGGGAAAAACCACAGATTGACGTGACTGAGTTACAAGCAAGAATGGAGAGATTAGAATCATCCAACCAAAGATTGCTTGATGAGTCAAAGTCATGGAAAGGAAAGTATCAAGGGCTTAAAACTGAAATCGAAGAGAATCAGAATGAGCAGATGCGAGAGACCAACGACTTTAAAGGTCTTTATGAAAAGGCCATGCAAAAAGTTCAAACTCTTGAAGAAGATGTGAAGAGTGGAAAACGCTCGGAACTTGAAAGCACTTTAAAGTATGAAGTCGCAAAGAACGCAAAGGATGCGGAGGATGTTGACTTGGTTTTAGCCGCCTTGAAACTTAAAAAGAAAGACATGCTAGGATACGACAGAGAAGCTGGGGCATGGAGAGGAGTTGATGAAGGCATCAATGACTTAAGGAAATCAAACCCCGGTCTATTTAAATCTGATATCCCAGGCATGGAATCTGGACGCCCTCAATCTGTACCCACAAAGACGGAAGAGGAACTCATTAACGAAGATCCGAACTCCGTTTTGACTACCGCATTAAGCGAACTGTTAAAATAAAAAGGAGTTTATTATGGCCACTACAGGCGTATCAGACGTAGCAAGTACTATTGAGAAAGTAGTATCTGCTCTTACTACAAGAACACTTATCCAAGAATCTGTATCCCTAAACATGCCAGGTGTTTGGGATAGAACCAACGAAGTACGTCCAGGGATGGACAGACTTGACATGATCGAGCTTACTGAGCTTGCTGTTCAGGATGTTGATGAATCAGGGGCTGCTATGACACCTCAAACTATCACTCCTTCTGCTGCTCAACTTCTTCTTGATCGTCATAAGTCTATTCCATTTGCTGTTACTAAGCGTGGTGAGCTTCAGTCTAAAATCGCTCTAGTTCAAAGAACTATTGAGAACGGTGTTAGATCTCTAGCTTATGAAATTGACGACGCAGTATTTGCTGAAGCAATTGCTAACGCTGGGACTACTGATGTTACTGCTGCCGTTGACGGTCTAGATGCAATCAGAGGAGCTGGTAAAGCTTTCGACCTTGCAAATGTACCTAAAATGGGAAGAGCTATCGCTGCTTCTCCTGGTTTTATGTACGATCTAGTACTAGCAAATAACAACGTTATTAGAGCCAATGAGTTTGGCGCTGCAGAGCCTATTCGTAGAGCTTCTGTAGTTTCTCTCTATGGTTTTGAAGTATTTGAGTCTAGCTCTGCTTCGCTTCCCGATGACGGGTTTTTAGCTCTAGGTATGGAAGCTGTTGCTTTCGCACGTCAAAGAGCTATGAGCTTCGAAGAGCAGCTACAAGTTCTTAACCAAAGAACAGACTATGCCCTCACTCACCTTTACGGTACTGAGGCGACTGCTGCTTCTAATCCAAGAATCTACGTATACGATCCAGCTTAATAGCTTGATTGTTGTTCATGTAATTCTCCAGGGGGTCTTCGGACCCCCTTTTAAAAGGTAAGTATGGGATTCGGAGCCAATTTATATTTAGTGCCTGTTCATTTCAATGCAGATTCAAGAGCAGAAATAACAAGACTATGTACGGCAAACAACCTTCTCAATGCTATGAAGTACAATTATGGAGATATGTTTCAAGAAAATGATGGAACATATACAATTCAATTCTTTGCAGACATTAGAGAATGGAAAGATCCAACA